GGCTAGTGCCGAACTCTAGGAACCGCGCATAGAACAGCGGGCCGACATTGGCGTATTCCGTGCCGACCTTTCCTGATCGGCGATTCCGTGCGTTGTCCTTGTACTTCTTGGCCTTGGCGCGAATGGTGACTTGAACGGCAACCTCAGTCGGCGGAAGCTTGCGAACCTGGGCCACGATGATGTTGTCAGCCAGCGCTCCGGTCTTTTTGCGGACGCGAGCCTTAGCCGTGCCCTGCACAACCTTGCCAACTTTGCGCAGAGCCATCTTGAGCGGCTTGTCGCCAATGTATGCGGGCAGCGCGAGAAGGCGTTTGTTCAACTCTCTCAAGCCAACGACTTCAACGCGCTGCACCATTACCAGTTGCCCTTTAGTATTTGACTATCAACATCGTCATCGTCTGGAACGACGGCGCGACGGAACGGGAGAAAGTCGTTCAGCTTTGCGGGAGGGGAATTCTTGCCGCGATTGGCGTTGGCAAACATCGTGGAGAGTTGGCCGATAGGAATGTGGAACGATCCCTCTGCGCACCATGGCCGCTCGGCGTAGTACCGTCGCCAGAAGCCGAACTCACGAGCCGAGATGTTTCGGCGAAGATGGACCCGAGTGCAACCCCACCTCAAGCACAACTCCGCCTCCACAATCTCGTCGAACGTCAGGCTTTTGGGGCCTCGGGTTCCTCCGTGTCCGCCTTGGGTTCACCCGCAACGTTCACGTCGGAATCGTTCAGGAACGCCAGCGCCTTTAGTGCCAGCTTGTTCACCAACTGCGCCCGCATCTTGCCCGCTTCTTCCTCGGTGATCCGAGTGCCATCCTCGCGGGTGACCACGACGGTGACAACCCGATTGGTCAGCGACCGATTCGCCGCAAGGGTCTTGGCATGGTCGCCACCGGCTTCAGCCAGCGGAGCGAACAGGGAGTCCGCATCATTCTTGCAGATGTCATTGAACAGGTAATTGCGGCTAACGCCGCGAAGGGTCACAGTGACCAAAAGCGGCTCGTCGCCGAACTCAAAGGAATCGCGTTTTTCATTGCTCATAAGATTTCCTGCCGTTCAGTAGAAGCGAGCGGAGTGATACACACGCCACGGCAAGGGGACGCGCTTTCACGCATCACACCGCCCGCAAGGTCAAAAGCCGTTAGTTGATTACGCCTTCCAATGCGGAATGCGTGGGCCGCTGCGCTGAACCGAAACCGCCGACGTGACGTTCGCATTGATAGCGAACTCAAGCGGCATGTCAGCCACGTATCCCTCGAACTCGAAGAACGTCCGAGTGCTGGGGAAGGTGGCCGTACAGGCCGAATCGAACGTCGGGACAATCGTCATCGCGCCATCGGACAGGCCGATAGCGAAACGGCGGATTTCGTCGTTCTCGAACAAGTCCCACAGTTCACGATGAGAAGTCACCGAGGGATCGAAGTTCAGATTCACGGTGATGGCTCCAGGCGATGCCATGCCGGGGCCGAACTCCATTTCCTCTGAATCCAAACACGTTTCATCAATCTGTGACTTCGATCCACCGAAGCCACTGATGCCGGTCGGGCAGCCGACCTGAACCCACGAACAGCCATTGGAGTCGATGACCTCGACCCAGAGCTGCGTGCCCTTACTTTTCACGCTCATTACACTATCTCCATCGATGGGATTACTTCGCGTCACCGCGATGCACTCGGCTGTCTCCCGACAGTCGTTATTGGGACCGTACGTTCCCAAATGAAAAGGCCCGCCGAAGCGAGCCTTGAAATAGGTCCGGGGACTACGCGCCCCGGTAATCGCGCAAGCCCTCTTACGGGGCTGCTCTGCCTCTCGGCAGTGCGGATTCAATCCTTGGCTGCGACCTCTGTGAGAATCTTAATCAGGATTCCCAGCGGGACATAGGCCCAGAACAGGAGCCATGTAAGCTGGTTAGCATTGATTGCCGAAAGGATCGTATAGAGAAGAAACACCCATATCGGAAACGTGACCAATATGCTGATCAAACCTCCAATCACCTTTGCCTTTTGCATATCGTTCTCCTTGCCGAGAAAATGAACCGCGTATCGTGCGGATGACGCCGGTCTCATTCGCCGAAGCTGTTTACCGGGGGATAGCTTAGGCGCCTTATCCATCCCAAGCGAGCGACCGGGCACGAAGCCGTGTCTCGCTTATCGGCTGACAATCCAGCCGAAGTCCATCGACCAGCGGAATAGGCCGGTCTCTTTTTCGTAATCGTTCCAAGCCATTAGCATGTAGGCAGGTTCTTCCAGCGCATTGCGGACGGCAGTAGCGAGGTTCTTGGCTATGTTTTCTTTGGTCGCATAGCAGTCCACCTGAATCCGGATGTCGTCGGAGTCTGGCGCGCAGGCCAGTGTGTTCGCCGGCGCTGTCGTGACGACCTGCCAGACCACATAGGGTTGCGTCGTGCCCTGCGTCGAATAGCCGGAACCGTGAATGCGATCGCCAGCAATGGCTGTTACCGCCGATGCCGCCATCAATGTCTGGTAGACGGGAGGAATCATCGGGTCACCTGAAGTTCTCTGCGATCCATGGAATCTGCTTGGCCTCTGGGGCCCACGGCTTCATTGGCCCGTTGAGCTGCACCAGTCGCGCATCGTCGGGCAACGCGTTCTTGCTGGCCCGGAAGTCCCGGATGCTGTAGATCCCTGACGCCCGATCGAAGTAAGGCTCTATCCCTGCGAGCTTGTACGAAATCCACGCCTGATCCGATCCGCGAAATCCGGCCCTGCGCGCCTCAGCGATGGACGCCTGCCCCTTGAAGTCGGTGTAAACCTTGGTGCGGCTTCCAGGCGTCAGCAGGTACAGCCCGCCACCGAATCGGCACTGATTGCCCCAGTCACGGAACGGACGCCAGCCGACGAAATCCTCTTTGCGGTCGAACAATGGCGCAAGATCACGAGTCACGACCAGGTCGACGTCGATCAGCAGTACGCGATCACCCAGAATCTTTGCCGCTTCCGAAAACATCCACAGCCGCCGGTAGCAGCTCGGGAATCGCATTCCCTCCGGCGTGCGCAGCTTGCCGAGCTCGACCGCTTCCGGCGGCGTCTTGATGACATCCACGGCGTTGCTGAAGCCCGCGGCGGTATCGCTGATGCAGACGAAGCGATGCGGGATGCTCAAGTGCCGCGCGATCATTCGCTGAAGGGTATTCACATGCTCCGGAGAGTAGACCCGCCCGCCGTCGTTCCAAATCCAACTTACGATCGTCGTCATGGGCGCAGCAGGTCCCCAAGGAACCGGCCCGCATGTCCCAGGTCGATCGCATGGATGCCACGCGCCGCCAGTCGATTGGCCAGGCACGTCGCAGTCGGGCCGGCGGCCAGAACAACAAACTCCGGGTCCGACAGGCAGATCAATCGTTCGAGCTCGTCGATCACCGCATAGGCGCCGTGCGTCGGGCATTCCACATGCTTGGTCTTGGCTGCCCCGTATCGCACTGCGTCGAATATCTTGCCCTTGCGCTCACAGAGCACCGTGGCGCGCTTGCCTGCCCACAGAGCCTGTACAGCCTGCCCGAACTCCGGCACGTTGATCCAGGGCGCGCTGTCGGGCCGGGAAACGAACGCCGAGTAATACTGCATGCCCGGGTTGACCACCGCCACGAACCTTGGGATATGCCGGGTCCAGTTCTGGTACTTCGGGCCTGCCGGGTCCATCGTCGGTATTCCGACAATGCAGGCCGGATGCGGGTCGGTCAGGACCTGGCGCATTTCCCGGGTCAGCTGCGGGTTTGAAGGCTCGCGCACGTAGCCCGATCCATGCGCGATCTTGAGCTCGCCGTCCCCAAGCCTGGCCAGATTCTTCCCGGCGGCGACGGCCGCGATCGTATCGAATTCGCCGATGACGCTTGGATAGATCATCGGCTCCCCTCGTCCACCACGTTGATCCAGTTCTGGATGCGCGCGATATGGGTCTGTCCGACCATCACCTGTTTTGACGTAGCGAAGCGCGGGAACCCGAATCTCTCAAGCCTTGCCCGTAGCTCAGCCTCCCGATGCTTCATACCGGTGATCTTGCGCACGTCGAAATCGACCATGACGAAATCGACCTTCTCGAACTCTCCAGAGTCGAGCAAGTCGTCCAGGATGTCGCATTCGGCGCCCTCGCAATTGAGCTTGAGGAACACGGTATCGCGTGCATCGATGTGCGCGGCGAACCAGTCCGATGCGCGGATGAACTGGCACACCTCCTTGGCATCAATCGTTCCCTTGTCTTTCTTCCACAGTCCAGCGCCTTGCGTGCCCGGCTGGAAGATGGATTGCTGGCCGGTCTTGTTCCACAGGCCGAATCGCTCGATCGTGGTGCGCTTGTCGGCCAGAGCGTCCAAAGGCTTCCAGCATGCGCGTGCCGGCTCGAAGCAAACGATCCTGTCCATCCGCATGCGCTTGTCGAGCACCGCGGCAAGGGATTGGCCGGTATTGGCGCCGACATCAAGGAAAACTCTCAAAGGACGCGCTCCCACGGAAACCGGATCGGGTTCGATCCTCGAAAATTGCCTTTCATGGACGCCTTGCGCCGGGCGAATTCCTTCGTGTCTCGACTCAGCGAGAAGTCCGACGCATCCGGCACCGAATCCCGCCT